CTACACAGACAAAACGATAGAAAAGAAAGAGAAACTTTCTATAAAGAAAATGGTAAAAATGAAAATGTATTTGATACTTTGATTGATACAGGAATTGCAGATGACTTCTGGGTTTGTGATTTCTGTAATGCACAGATTGAAGTAATCAAAGATAAAGAGCAAGTTCCTGTGTTTATACACGGAAGCTATGCTCTATGTACGAAATGTCTAAACGACTATAAGGAAAAATATCCAGAGGAGTTCCAAATAATACAGAAATGTACTTGTTGTTCAGACAATAATAAAAAAGAAGAGGAGGAATAATGGGAGATACAATCCCTTTTAAACCAAGAAAAGTAACTGAAGCAGAGGTATTTCATAGAGAAACTACTGTTTATACTGCTGGAACTATCTCGTTACTAGAAGCTAATCCTAATGATTGGTTTCAAATACACGAGTATGTAGGTGATGACTACACTAAAAAAGCAAATACGTTAAGTAGTATGTCTAGATACTGGGCTATAAAGTTACTTAGAACAGATAACATAACATTGCAGTTTAAAATTTCTGCATACAGAAAAACTAAAACTGTAAAGTTATACGCAAGAATAGTTAGAGAGGAGGAATAATGAGTGAGTTTTCTGGTATAGAAGGCTTTCCTGCTGATGTAGAGAAAGTAACAGAAAGACTAAAGAGTTGTGCAATCACAATTCCTATACTTGCTTATCTCAATGGCTTGGCTATTGAGAATAATTACAACAGACAAATAAGAGAAGGTTTCTTAGATGAAACCATTGATGATAGTGCTGAATATGAAGATGCAGATGAAGTAGCTGATAGTAGGTTTCCTGCTATTGTTACACTCGCTATGCCTCATTATCACAAGCAAAATAAACCTACCGAGTTACACTATCGACTTATGTTGGAAGTAATTATTAAAAGTAAGTCTGGTAAAGAAATGGATAAGAAGTATGCAACTGTCTTTGTAGACATACCTGCTGAAGCTATCAATGCTTTACCAAATATTCCAGAGATATCTTGGATAAACCCAAGTGTCAATATGGAAAATGTAGAACAGTTCCTAAAGGAATGGAGTGAAATAGATGAGGAGAAACTCAACTCCGATTTTATTTCTGATATAGAAAAGATGTTGGGCAAGAGTTCAACAGAGGAGGAATAATAAACAATGAGTGAGAAAGAGAGTATATGCTGGGATTTGTTTGATGCAATCATTGGTAATACACCAAGAATATTGCTGTATGGAGTACCTGGTACAGGAAAAACATATCAAGCAAACACAGCTAATTTAGAGGGAAGAGAAACTTACAACACAACACTAACACAAGATAGTAGTGCTAGTGAGTTGTTAGGACACTATGTTCTTAATGAAACTGGTGGTATAGATTGGCTAGATGGCGTTGGTATACAGGCTTGGAAAGATGGTGCAAGACTTGTTATCAATGAGATTGACCACGCTGGTGTAGATGTGATGTCATTCTTACACGCCCTTCTTGACGACCCAGAGTTCGCAAAGTTCACACTACCGAACAAGAGAAAAGAAACTGTTAGACCACAGCCTTCCTTTCAAGTTGTTGCAACTATGAACGGAATGCCTGATGATTTGACACCAGCTTTACTTGATAGATTTCCTGTCAAGATAAACATTGATAAAGTACACCCTAAAGCATTGGAGGCTTTACCTATCAAGTTACGTTCTGTGTACAACGATTACAATGATGGTAAGTTCTCTGTTCGTAAGTGGGTTGCTTTTGGACAACTACTTGACAAAGAAGTTGATGTTAATATCGCAGCTAAAACAATCTTTGTAGATAACCACGAGGATATTGTTGATGCTTTATTGGTAGCTTCTTCTGATGAAGATAGTGATGAATAATGCTATTCAAAAAGAGAGAGTTAAAAGCACACGCTAAGGAAGTATTACCTAACTTAGCGTTACAATCTAGTGGAAATGTAGCTAAAAAGATTAGTGATGTAAGGTCAGTTAAAGGACTTATAAACAAAAATGTCGTACCCATTATTCACAAAGCTAGTGATGAAAGGGAACGAAGGTTAGAAAAGTTTACTGCTCTTGCACAAGCTAAGCTCTTTAAGAACTCTAAGTATCGTAACTTTGATAAAGTTACTAATGAATACGCTGTTCCTATTGCAGAAAGATTAGCTAGTAGATGGCAAGCTATTCATTGGATACAGCGAGATGTTATTAAAGAGAGAAATTGGGAGAAAAGACAATTACACCCTTTATGGGATATTTACTACAATTCCAATTTTAGATTTCCATATTACGAGAGTAGAGAAATGTTGTCTGCTTTGTATACATTGGTCAATATGTATTACAAGAACATACCACATAAAGATATTCATAAATATATTTATGAAAACTTCGGTTACTTTCAATCGTGGGTAGAACAATCTTATTATGGAACTAAGTCTTGTGATTATATTACTGACTATGTTTACAAGAACAGTATTGAAAACACACAAAAACTAAATGAGATTTATCATAAAGTATTGACGCTTAGTCTTGATGATTATGGGGTATCTATTGGAGATGCTTTACAAATTGTCTTGTATAAGTACGTTGAACAAAACAATCCATTAGCTTCAAGACATATGAACTACACAGATATGATGTTTATTCATAGTGATTTGAAGTCTTTAGCTATGTGTATTAACAATGCTTTCAATGTCTTAGATAGAAAACGTAATAGAAAATTGACTAGAGATAATGTAAGAAATGTTATTAAGAAAATATCTTATGGTAACTTTTTAGCAAATAATGAACATATTAAAAGACAAGTTGATGCTAAATATAATCAAGTAACTAAGGGTATGCCTAGTCAAGATAAAACTAATCTATTCGAGGATATTGCAGATGAAGATGCTAGTAAATACAGCAGAGATTACTGGAACAACTTAGAAAAGAAAGAGAAAGATGAAGATGTAGAATTACCAGAGATGTTACTTCCTAGTTGGCTAGATGATAGTATATCTCAAAAGATACTTGAGGAAGCTAATGAAAACTTCAAGGATAATCTATTTCGTTCTGGTTGGGGTAATGCTTTTCACGGCAAGGCAAGACTAAGAAAGTTTGTACCTAATAGACGTGATAAAGTTGCAGAAATGAAACTGCATAAACAGTCTAGTGATATTGGTGTAAAGCCAAGTAAAGTACATAGAATAATCACAGACAAGAAAGTATTTACTCGTAGAAAGAAAGTTGCTGGTGGCTCTATGTTGATAGATTGTTCTGGCTCAATGGGTTGGAGTGATGATGAAGTTAGAGAAATAGTACGCATATTACCAGCTTCAAGTATTGCTGGGTATGTTGGCTATTCTACTGAACTAGAAGGATACAATGGCGACATTAGAATAATTGCTAAAGAAGGCAAATATGATGATACAGCTATTGATGAGCTTGGTAAATATGGTGCTAACAACATAGACTTGGAAGCACTTGAGTGGTTATCTAAACAAGATGAACCAAGAGTATGGGTTACTGACCAACAAGTTGTTGGTGTTGATAGTAGTGGTAATCCTACTTCTGGTATGCCTAGTGAAAGAAGGGCTGAAATTATACGTATAATGAAACGATACAATATTATACCTATAGAAGATTATGACTTAGTTAAAGAGTTTGCAACTCAATATTCTAGTCATATAGGTTAATGTACATTAATCTATAAGACAAGTTAAGTTGCTCTCTGCTTAACTGTGTCTTGGTGTAGCGTAAGGGATAAGTGCCTCCAATACTCGCCCTTACGCCACACCTTTTTTTATTTTTAACTATGCATATGCATATGCATATATTTTTTTATTTAATTATGCATATGCATTTGCATATGGTATGATTATCGTATGAAAGATATAAAGATAAATTACAACGTAGATGCTTTATTAAATAAAGCTACTGCTAAATCCGTAGGTGGAACTACATCTTGGTATAAACGATTACCAGATGAAGCTAAGCCGTTCATTGACGAGTTATCTAACAGGGTTGCTCAAGAAGGTGCTAAAGCCAACGCTCGTGTAGTTAGTGAAATACTAGCTAAAGAGTTTAACTTTGAAGTATCATACTCCAGAGTAAGACATTGGCTTGTTAATCTGGAGAAACAATATGCCGAAAAATCAAACAAATAAAGACTTAGCTATTCTTATAGCCGAAGCTGAAAGCGATAAAGTTAAGGAACTTAAATCCACTAACGAACGCTTATTAAAGCAGATTGATAAACTTAAAGACAAAAAAGCCGATATGATTGAAGCTGTTTATCAAGGTGCTAGAGATGGTATGAGTACACTTACTTTGCCTAGTATAACTAAACCTAGTCTAAACAAATCCCGTAGTAAAGATACCGAGATATGCGTACCTTTGCTCTCGGATATACAGCTTGCCAAGAGAACCACAGACTATAACAGTTTAGTTGCAGAGGAAAGAGTTATTGAGTATGCACATAAGATTGTGAAAATTACTCAAATACAAAGACAGTCACATAAAGTAAATAAATGCGTGGTTCTTGCTCTTGGAGATATTGTGGAAGGAGAACTTATTTTTCCAGGGCAGGCACATTTAATTGACAGTTCTTTGTATAAGCAAGTTACAGTAGATGGTCCAAGAATACTATTTACTTTTTTTAGTATCCTACTACAAGCATTTGATGAGGTAGAATGTCATTGGGTGATTGGTAATCACGGTGCATTGGGTGGTCGCTCAAGGCGTGATTATAACCCAGAAACTAATGCAGATAGAATGTTAGGTAAGATACTATCAACTATGTTCGCTAATGAAAAGCGAATTAAATTCCATATCCCAGAAGGCGTAGACCAGCATTGGTATACAGTAGCCGACTTAGGAGTTAAGGCTAAGTTCTTATGTTTTCACGGAGATAACATTCGTGGAAGTATGGGGTTACCATTTTATGGTTACAACAAAAAGATACTTGGGTGGAAAGCATTAGCTTCACAAGGGTTAATGGAAAACTTCACTCACGCAGTATGTGGACACTACCACACACCAACATCACTATACATTAATGATGTTCGTGTATGGGTTAATGGTTCTACAGAAAGCTATAACAGTTACGCACAAGAACAGCTTGCAAGTATGGGTAGACCTTCACAGTATTGTCTATTCGTTAAACCAAGCAAGGGTGTAACTGCAGAGTACTTGGTAAACTTAGAGGAGTAAAATGATATGTTATAGTTGCGGTAACGCATTATACTGCAAGCGTGGATATCTAATGTGTTTAGATATGGGTTGCAGACAATATCAGATTAAACAATACATTAAAGAAAAAGAATCAGTATAACTAATAATAAAGGAGGATAATGGCTGGTTTTAATTTAGAAGAATATGAGTTGGTTGAAGACCGACTTAAAGCGTTTTGGAAAGACAATCCAAAAGGCTGTATTACAACAGATGTTGTACACATAACTGAAGATGGCACTTGTGTAACTATCAAGGCATATGTACACAATGACGAAGGTAATCTTGTTGCTACAGGTATAGCACAAGAAACAAAAGGTCAAGGTGGATTTGCTAATAAAGATGCTTGGGTAGAGAACTGTGAGACATCTGCTATAGGTAGAGCGTTGGCTAACTGGAAGTATCAAGGTAGTTCTAAGCGTCCATCAGTACAAGAAATGAGTAAGGTTTCATCATCAAAGCCATTACCCAAAGAAGAGAACAAAGCAGAGGTAGTCAAAAAACCACCTATCAATAAGCCAACCACCTCTGCTAGTTCTCCAGTTGATGCAATAGCTGAAGCTGGATTTGGTGATAGAAAGTTAGACAAGCACCCTTCTGGTGAGCCTGCAATAAACAATAAAGGTTTGCTATGTCCGTGCGGTGCAACAGTCAAGTACTATAAGTCTGCAGAAAAAACTAAACCAACAAGTCCAGACTTTAGATGTACAGCTATGGGTAACTGTACTGCAGGAGATACTGTTGATGGTAGAGTGTTTGCTAAGTCTTGGTGGATGGATAATAAAGCAACACCAGAAAGTTGGAAAGACTTTGCAGCAGTTGAAAATGGTATGAAAATACCTAATCCAAAGTCAATGGATGATATTAAAGATGGGGAAGCACCTTTTTAATGTCACACCCAGTACCAGGATACAGTTATCATTGTGAAGATTGTGGAGAACATCTAACAGAACAAAGTCATAACTGTCAGTAAGCAAGAGCCGAGGTAGAAAGGATAACACCCTCGGCTTTGCTATATATTATTTAGAAATTTTTTTCTTAGCAAATTCTTTAACTACTACTAAAGCAGATGATGCACCTGCAAGAGCAGCAAGTTGAACTGCGTTTGCATCTACACCTACTAATGGTGCTACTGTTAATGCACCAATAAATGCTTCAACAAATGTCCACACAGTTTTTTCTAAGATTAATTTGTATTCTTCGCTCATTGTATTAATTTTCCTAACTTTAATTTGTTTTCAATGTTCTCTAGTTTAGCAAGAATTGTATCAAGTTTCTTTTGTATGAACTGTGGATGTATCATATCTGGTGGACTTTGGTTGTCTATTGTGCTAGTAGCTAAACCTTCTATGATGTGTTGTCGCCAAGCATCACCTGGACAAGATGTTTGTTTAAACGAGGAGTGAGGTCTTAGTTCTCCACCTACCTGTGAGTAGAGCCACTTAACAGATTCAACAGCTTTATCTGAAGGTTTGTGGGTAGGTTCGCTACCACCAAGCCAACACACAGCAACATAATGCTTGTTATTGTAATTAATTTCTTGCCTACTGTTGCCACCTTGTGCTGCACTTCTATTTCCAAAACCTCTGCCTTCATAAATCTGTCCTGTATCTCCTACTAAAAAGTTATATGCTACATCATTCCAACCTCTATCTTCTTGATGTAGTCTTTGTATCT